TTGGTATTCCTTGGTATTCTTTTGCGAAAAAAGGATACAACAAAGGATACAACATTTTTGTCGTATCCTAGAAATCTATGTACTTCGCAAAGCGTTCTCCTATATCATCCTTTGCTTGCTTAGTTATGTGAGTATAAACATTCATAGTTGTTTTTAAATCGGAGTGTCCGAGACGATATTGAACCTGTTTCAAGGTCATACCAGCATCAAAACATAGACTGGCATGTGTGTGTCTGAAGCCATGAATTTTAATCGGACGCAGATCACTACCTTCCACAATTTTGATAAGCCATTTCCTAGGTAGAGTGCTGGGAATCGGCTTTTTTAATTCATTCTCAAAAATGTATTTGGTATTTGGATTTTGCTTTTTCCATTTTTTCAAGATACTTTTTGTTTTTTTGTCCAAGCTAATTAGCCGGTTGCTGCTAACCGTTTTTGTGTTTCCTATCTCTTCGCCTGCAAAACCTCTTGTAATGGCCTTGTTTATGTCCAGAGTATTATCGTTCCAGTCGCTCCATTCCAGGGCTAAAATCTCACCTTTTCGAGCCCCTGTGAAGGCTAGAAGACGAAATAGAGTTATCTTTTCTAGATCCTTTGTTTTAGCAACAAGTTTCAAGAACTTTTGAAGTTCATCTTTGTTGTAAAAGTCGCTTTTGATATCTGATTTCTTTCTTGCAGAGATAATCACGCTATCGACTGGATTTGTTTCAATATAGCCATGTCTGATTGCGTATTTGAAAACATTATTCATCAAACCCTTTAACTTACGACCATAGACTAATTTTCTAGACCATTCATTGGCTTGTTCTTGCATTTGAAGAGGTGTGATTGTTGCTATCTTTCGCTTGCCTAAAGCTGGATAAATGTGATTCTTGAAATTCCTAGAGGTCTTGATATAAGTACTTTCTTGGACTGTCTCAGAATAATCTTCAAGCCATCTTTTGGCAATTTCTTCTACTGTAATATCTTTCCTATATTGTTCTCCATTTTCTATATCTTCTTGAAGTTGAAGTAGTGCTGCCCTTGCTTTGGCTTTTGTGGCAAATCCTTTTTTTCGAGCGTACTTACTTTTTCCGTTTTCTTTTCCGACGTAAACGATGAAACCATAAGCCGTCTCACCGTTTTTCTTTTTATAAGACTTGATTTCCATTGATTTTTACCTCATTTCTTGATAAAATGGGTATAAGAAAACGACCTTTTGAATGGTTGTTTCTTATACTACTGATCCTCACACTCAAAGTTTGGCGATGGCGAGTGTGGGGATTTTTTTATTTTTTGGCTAGGCGCCATACTGTTAAATCTAGATAATACGTTAATTCTTTTTCACGAGAAATAACTCTCTCGGTTTCGATGTTTAGTGTTTTGTATGGTCCACCCCTACCAGTAAGGATTGCATCGTATCTGTAATTTGAATTCGCTATGTACGATGAAATTTGTGAAGCAATAGAAGCTGGTATATATCCAACAAAAATATTATTTACTAAAACTTGAACAGCGTTCTTGTCATGAGGATTCGATGGTTCTGGCAATAGATGAACATCTACTGTTTTTAATTTATTGTATTTATAAACAGGTTTATATGTTTCGAGCATATAAGATTTCAAAGATTTATTATCTTTTCCAAAATAATGGACACCCTTGGAAAGAAAATCAGCTGCAATCTCAGCTTCTTCTTGATGATAATTTGTTCCCATTAACAAGAAGTTGTCTCGGAAAACAATTGTATCAATCTGTGGACTGTAATTTTCAACTTTCTTCTTTTTCTCTCGCTTTGCTGTTAAACGACCAATAATGTAAGTTATAAAACCAGTAATAAACAAGAAGAAGCCGAGAGGTGGAAATAAAAATAGGAATATAGCACCTAAAACCATAAAGACAAGTCCAGCTTCTTTATATTCTTTTGGAGTGTGTTGCTTTTTACCGTTAGATGACAAAATAGATTGTTGTTTTTTTGTGACTACTTTTTTCTTTCTTTCTTTTTTTAGAAGGTTTCAGCAAATCAGAAAGTCCAAATGTTGTCTTATGATAAACCTTGTTATACATGGCTTTCTTGGGATTCTTTATCCATCCCACGCCTTTCTTCCCATATCCAGGAATAATAGCTTTTTTAGCCTGTCTTTTCCATTTGCTGGTAGTTCTAGCTTTCAAGCTCTTTTTTAGACTTGGTGTTCTCATACCTATTTTCATAATCTTTTCTCTCTCAATTTCTATATACACTGACAACTTCCCCAATAGTTCGGATGTCGTCATTTTCTGTTAGATGGATTTCTTCGTATCCACTATTTAAACTTTGTAAGTACCAGGAGCCGTCATAATCTCTTTTAAGTTTTTTGACGAAGTTCTTTCCATTTACTTGGAAAATGCCGATTGAGTTGATATCCACTTGACTAGTGACCTTGATAAAGAGTAGGTCATTATCTTCGATAAGGGGCTCCATGGAGTCGCCAGCTACTTTAGCAATAGTGTCATACTCGTTAGGAACATCATTGGCTCTCAGTCTTACCTCCATGTGGAGATTGTCCTCTTGGAAAGTACCATGTCCAGCAGCTACCAATCCCTCTACATAATCAGTAATGTAGTCCTCGTCATCTTGAGGCTTGTCAAAGATAGAGCTAGCTTTGAAATTTTTTTGTTCTTCCAGTTGTTCTTTAGCAAAGTCAAGGACTTTCTCCTGTCTTGGTTCTTCTAGTTTGTTGTAGATCGGCAAGATTTCAGACTGTTCATTTGATGTTGAGTTACGTTCATTATCTGGTACACGTTTTTTCTCAACATCATAGCCCATAAGCCAAGGTTCGCTTACTTCAAGTGTTTTAGAAAGCAGGTAAATTCTATGTTGATCAGGAGACTGTACGCCATTAACATACTGAGAAAGGGTACTCTTCCCCATTTTTATTCCTAATTCTTTTTGATAAGGTAATGATTTTTCAAGTATTTCAACTTGTTTTAAATTTCTTTCAGACATGAGCTGTTTTAGTCGCTCAGATGGGTTGCTGCTCCTCATGAAATCTCCTCCTTTTTCCTGTTTATAAGCTTATTATAAACCATCTTGAACAAAAATTCAAGAGAAAGTTCATAAAAAATGAATTTTTTGCTTGACTAGGTTCATTCAACGTGATAGAATATGTTTTGTAAAATAGTTCATGGAAAATGAACGAGAAAGGAGTAAGCTAATGAGTAACGATTATTCAAAACTTGCAGGAAAGATTGTTGAAAAGTATGGCACTCAATACAACTTTGCTCAAGCAATGGGGCTCTCAGAGCGCTCAATCTCTTTAAAGATGAATAATAGAGTTCCTTGGAAAGATTTTGAGATGGCAAAAGCCTCAGAGTTGTTAGATATTGATGTAAATCAATTACATGAATATTTTTTTACACCTAAAGTTCATGTTCGTGAACAAATAGCGTAGAAAGGAGCTCACATGAATGAACTCAAGATAAGAAAAGATGGTATTTATTTGAATAACCAAAAATTAAAAGGTGTGCAAGCAATCAAAGCAAAAAGCGCGGCTGAAAGCAACCATGTTACTGTCTACTTAAAATTTATTGCCAAGTTGATTTGAAATGAGGTTGGTAATAAATTGTGATGAAATATCTTTAAGGACGTCCAGATAGCAAATTTAGAAAGGAATACTATGAGACCAAAACGATATCCGTATAGTGGGAAAAAACAGTCCACCTTTGTAAAGGCAGACAATGAGTTAATGTTGAATATCAATAAGATTGATACTGGAAATATACAAGCGAAAAATATATTTTGAAAAATTTGGGGAGTAGAAGAATGAGACCAAGACGATATCCGTATAGCGGGAAAAGAAAAAACCTTGAAAGAGAACCTGTAAACAGCGTTGACATCAAGGCAGGTACTATTAAGTTAGATAGTTCAAGTATCACCTTTAGTAGCAGTAAGATTACTATTAAAGGTCAGTCCATTACTGGTGTGTAAGTTCCGTCTGGTTCGAGACGAAGCGGTTTATTACAATCTACGTTGACTGTCCCATCTGGTAACATATCGTAATTGATAATTAAGCCATTTGGATAGATTGTTTCAACGTATGTATGCCCTGGGCCTTTTTCATGAACAATTTTAGTGACTTGATCTTGAGGGATTCCAGTCTTGATAGTCATTTCCATAAGATTCCTCCTTTCTATTGAAATTTTGACTAAAACGGTGAGAGGTCCTAGTCAAAATCATTATAGCAAATTAGGAGAAAATTTCATCAGTCTTGAGGCTGATATAGGAGGTCAAATTGGAAGATAAAATCATTGAACTTGCTGATTACTTCATCAGCGAATCTACAACGTACAGAGAAGCTAAAATAGCGTGTGAGAAGCTATTAAAACAAGTTAGCCATGAGATTGAACTCAGAGCTATGGAAAGCAATATTGTATAAACAAAAAAGCACCTAACGAGGTCAGGCGCTAATCAAAAAAACTAACTAAATTATAACACGAAAGAGAGGAAATTGCCAATGGCTTTGGAATTGTTTGGAGAGGATTTCAAAAATGAACTGCTGGAAGAGCTTGTCCAGTTGAATGTGCAAGCTATGACTGAAGCTAGATTACGAGTGGCAAGAGGCACGAACTGGGCTTCAATCAAAGATGTTCAAAAAAAGACGGGTTGGGGTCGTAAGAAAATTGAAGATTTCAGAGATGCAGGAAAATTCCGCTATCAACAAAACGCGAAAGGCGGTAAGTATCTATATGACTTGAATGATGTACTACGTTTTCAAAGTCAGTTAGCAAAATAGAGGAGAAAATAAAATGTTTGAACCACCATTAGTTAGCCAGCTTTTAGGGACGGGAGTCTTAGTCATTGGTTTCCTAGGAGCAGGAATCCTAGCACACCAACGAGAGCAACAGGAAATCGAAGAAAGACGGTTGCAAGAAGAGCATGACACGCAAGTTATTAGAGCTTACAATGAACTGATTAAAACGGGACGTGAATTGGAACGTCAGGAAATTCACAAGAATATTCGTAGTCCATTCAAGGGATTTACCTATGACACTCAGCCGCCTACAGGACTCGCTTCATCGATTGAGGACGTACCACAAGTTTTTCGGGCATGCATCGAAGACTATGACAGATTAGCCAGTGACTATCAGGAAGAGGCAAGAAATAATGATTTTCTAAGAAGTCAAAATGCGAATCTTTTAGAAGAAAATGGTCGCTTGCTTTATCAGGAAATGACTATGGATTTTCGCCAGAATCCAAGTGTGAATTTTGGTCATCCTATCGTGGCTAAGAAGATGAAGCCAAACGGATACTATTTACCTCGTAGCGAGGAAGAGCGACAAGCTGGTCTTGCTCCCTATCGTAGACAAATATTGACGGAGCAAAAGAATCTCGCTGCGGTGATGAATATTGACCTAGAAAAATACTGGGGGAATAGCGCATGAGTGATGATTTTAGAATACTACCTCATGATCTAGTAGCCGAACAGTCTGTCCTTGGGTCTGTCTTCATCTCACCCGAATCACTTATCACTCTAGCAGATGAATTGACTCCTGATGATTTTTACAAGCCGGCAAACAAGATTGTATTTAAAACCATGTTGTCCTTGCTTGAAAAAGGTGAGCCAATCGATGCTACTACTATGGTGTCAGCTCTTACCAATCAAGGGCAGATTAAAGAAATTGGTGGAATAAATTATGTTGTCGAGCTAGTAAACTCCACTCCGACATCGAAGAATGTGGAGCACTATGCAAAGCTTGTGAAAGAAAAGGCTACGCTCAGAAAGATGATAGCAAAACTATCTGACTCCCTCTCGAGTGCTTATCAGGGTGATGTGTCCATCGATGATATCATTGCAAAGACTGAAAAGTCCATGCTTGATATCAGCAATCAAAATGCGGGTACTGGATTTCGTAATGTGGCTGATATCCTTGATACACACATGCAGATGGTGGAGACTCGCTCGCAGACAGATGGAGTTGTGACAGGTCTATCTACTGGATTCGTTGGACTGGATAAGATAACGACTGGTCTTCATGAGGATAACCTTATCATCCTTGCTGCTCGTCCTGCAATGGGGAAGACGGCGCTAGCTCTGAATATCGCTCAGTACATCGCTGTAAAAGAGAAAAAACCTGTTGCTATTTTCTCTCTTGAGATGGGGGCGGAAAGCTTGATTGAGCGGATGTTAGCAGCTGAGGGCATGGTAGAAGGCTACCATCTAAAAACTGGGAATCTGAGCGTTGAGGAATGGAGTAGGCTAGTGCATGCACAAGGGAATCTCTATGACGCTCCTATTTTTGTCGATGATACGGCTGGTATTCGTATCTCTGAGATACGGTCAAAGGCTCGAAAGCTTGCTCAGAAAATGGGAGGTCTTGGAGTCATTATCATTGACTACTTGCAACTGATCACTGGATCAAAAGGCGAGAATCGTCAGCAGGTAGTTTCTGAGATTTCAAGAGAATTGAAAATCCTAGCTAAGGATTTGAAAGTACCTGTCATTGCTCTGTCACAGTTAAGCCGTGCAGTTGAGCAGAGACAAGACAAGCGTCCGATGCTGGCAGATTTGCGAGAGTCTGGCTCTATTGAGCAAGATGCTGATATCGTAGCTTTCTTGTATCGTGATGCCTACTACCAGAAAGAGCAGGCAGATAGTCAAGAAGCGAACAATGTGACTGAGCTGATCCTGGAAAAGAATCGGCATGGAAGTCTCGGGACGGTGAAGTT